CTAAGATTTTTTCTTTTTAAATTCTTCAGGCTTTTGGATAGGGTCATCACGAACAAAAACTTCATACCATAATTCTCTTTCTTTATGTATGTAAGTTAAATAATCATCAAGCTTCTTTTTCCAATTTACATCTACTCTTGGATTTATAATTCCACTTTTTGGACTTGAAAGAACTTTATTGATAAAGTAAAGAGTATCTTGACCACGAACTTCACATTGAAAAATTGGCCAATTAATGTGATAAAAAGAACCCCAAGCCATATCTTGATGAACTTCCATATGGTCTATTTGTTTTCCTAAACAAACTGAATACAAACAAGATTCACTAATATTTGTTGTGTAGATTTTAGGAACTTTTAACATAAAAGCATATAAGTCTGCTTCACGTGGAAGTATACAAGATTCTCCAAATAAATCTTTTAACTCACCTATAATTTGATGTTGAGTTATAGGATGTGGTTTGAATAAAACTTTATCTCCGTGTCTATCTTTTATAGTCTTTAGTTTATTTAAACAAATTCTACTTTTAATTTTATTAGAACCAGGTAATATTACCAATGCCTCAAGTTCTCTATCGTATTTAGGGTCTTTAGTAAAATCTACTCTATCTTCATATTTGTTAGATACTTTGTTTTCTACATTATTTTTAAAATACGATACCCAATCTAATATTGGATAATCTTCACTTTCTTCATCATAATAAGCATCCTTAACTTGTTGCTCTCTCATTATTTGACTAAGAGGAACCATCATAAAAGATGTGGCATATTCAGTATAATTTATAGTTTTAAAGTATGGTATTTCGTTTGCCATAACATCGTATGAAAACTCTGTAGTATATCTTCTCATACGTTTTCTAAAATATTTATCTACAGGTTCAAGATTATCAACCAAATATTTATTTTTTTCATATTCGCCAATGCGTTCGTTCATCTCATCGTGATTGAACATTTCGTTCTGCATTTTAGCCATTGAATAACTCCTTAAGATATATAACCATTATATATATAAATATAAAGATTTTATTGTAAACTTAATTTTTTTTAGAAGTAATAGCTTGTCTCTTTACTTGTATTGTAAGTTGTAATCGTATCGAAAGTTGTAGTATATTGCGTTATAGTATCAAAAGTTGTAATTGTATTATAAGCAGTTATAGTAGACTTCGTAGTTTCAAAAGTAGTAGTCGTAGTTGTTGATGTTTCAAAAGTAGTAGTCGTAGTTGTTGATGTCTCATACGTAGTAGTAGTTGTAGTTGTAGTATTGTACGTAGTTGTAGTGTCTTTTGAAGTTTCAAAAGTTGTAGTCGTAGACTTAGTTGTAGCAGTTGCACGTGTAGTTGACGTTGTAGTCGAAGTATCAAACTTAGTTACCGTTAATGTTGATGTATTAAAAGTTGTAGTGGTTGTAGTGTTAGTTTCAAAAGTTGTAATCGTATTAAACGTAGTTGTAGTGGTATACTCTGTAGTTGTATCTCTTGAAGTTTCAAAAGTTGTAGTCGTAGACTTAGTTGTAGCAGTTGCCAATGTGGTTGCTGTTGACGTTGTAGTATTAAAAGTCGTAGTAATAGTTGTATTTGTTTCAAACGTAGTAGTCGTTGTAGTATTAGTTTCAAACGTAGTTGTGGTATCTTTTGAAGTTTCAAAAGTCGTAGTAGTTGACTTTGTTGTAGCAGTTGCTAATGTAGTAGCGGTTGACGTTGTAGTATTAAACGTTGTAGTAGTAGTCGTATTTGTTTCAAACGTAGTGGTTGTTGTAGTTGTTGTATTAAACGTTGTTATAGTGCTATAAGCTGTAACGGTATTGTACGTAGTCGTAGTATCTTTTGAAGTTTCAAAAGTTGTAGTAGTCGATTTTGATGTAGACGTTGCGCGTGACTCAATAGTTGTAGTCGAAGTATTAAATTTAGTTATTGTCAATGCTGATGTATTGTAAGTTGTAGTAGTTGACTTTGTGGTATTGTAAGTAGTCGTAGTATCTTTTGTAGTATTAAAAGTAGTAGTCGTAGAATTTGAAGTAGATGTAGCTCTTGTTGTAGCAGTTGAAGTCGTAGTATTAAATGTAGTGGTTGTATCTTTTGAAGTTTCAAAAGTTGTGGTAGTTGTTGTATTTGTATTAAACGTTGTAATCGTATTATATACGGTTATGGTACTATATTCTGTAGTAGTATCTCTCGTAGTATCAAACGTAGTAGTTGTAGACTTAGTAGTTGCAGTTGCCAATGTTGTAGCAGTTGAAGTCGTAGTATTAAATTTAGTTATTGTCAATGTTGATGTATTAAAAGTTGTGGTAGTAGTTGTGTTTGTATTAAACGTTGTAATAGTAGAGTAAACCGTTAAAGTACTATATTCTGTAGTGGTATCTTTTGAAGTTTCAAAAGTCGTAGTAGTTGACTTAGTTGTAGCAGTTGCTAAAGTTGTCGCAGTCGAAGTTGTAGTGTTAAAAGTAGTAGTAGTATCTTTTGAAGTTTCAAAAGTCGTAGTAGTTGTCGTTGTAGTATTAAACGTAGTGGTTGTATCTTTCGAGGTTTCAAAAGTTGTAGTGGTTGACTTTGTAGTTGCGGTAGCTAATGTAGTAGCAGTTGAAGTCGTAGTATTAAACGTTGTAGTAGTAGTTGTATTTGTATTAAATGTAGTACTTGTAGTTGTACTTGTTTCAAAAGTTGTGATAGTAGAGTAAACCGTTATAGTACTATATTCTGTAGTAGTATCTCTCGTAGTATTAAACGTAGTAGTTGTAGACTTCGAAGTTCCTGTAGCTCTTGTCTCTATAGTATTCTTAGTAGTGTTAAACGTTGTAGTCGTTGTGGTATTAGTTTCAAACGTAGTTGTGGTCGTAGTTGTAGTGTTAAATGTAGTGGTTGTATCTTTCGAAGTTTCGAAAGTTGTAGTTGTAGACTTCGTAGTTGCAGTAGCTAATGTAGTAGCAGTTGAAGTCGTAGTGTTAAATTTAGTTATTGTCAATGTTGATGTATTGTAGGTTGTAATCGTATTGAACGTAGTAATCGTATCATAAGTAGTAGTCGTAGTTGTAGTTGTATTAAATGTTGTAATAGTAATATATGCAGTAATCGTATTGTATGCGGTTATTGTATCTCTTGAAGTTTCAAAAGTTGTAGTGGTTGACTTTGTAGTTGCAGTTGCTAAAGTTGTTGCAGTCGAAGTCGTAGTATTAAATGTAGTGGTTGTAGTCGTATTCGTATTAAAAGTTGTAATAGTATTAAAAGTGGTAATTGTACTAAAAGTAGTACTCGTACCTTGAGTTGTATTAAAAGTTGTAATGGTATTAAACTTAGTAATTGTATTATAAACGGTAGTAGTAGTTCTGTCAGTTTCAAAGGTTGTAGTCGTAGACTTAGAAGTACCCGTTGCTCTCGTTTCTATAGTATTTTTAGTAGTATTGAAAGTTGTAGTAGTAGTTGTGGTCGTGTTAAAAGTCGTAATTGTACTATAAGTTGTAATCGTATTAAATGTAGTCGTAGTGTCTTTTGAAGTTTCAAAAGTTGTAGTAGTCGATTTAGACGTTCCTGTAGCTCTTGTCTCAATAGTGCTTTTAGTAGTATTAAAAGTTGTAGTTGTGGTTGTATTTGTATTAAATGTTGTAATAGTATTAAAGGTAGTTATGGTATTGTAAGTAGTAGTTGTTGTAGTATTTGTGTTAAAAGTCGTAATTGTACTAAAAGTTGTTATAGTATCGAAAGTTGTGGTAGTATCTCTTGTGGTATTAAAAGTTGTAGTAGTGGATTTAGAAGTACCCGTTGCTCTTGTCTCAATAGTATTTTTAGTAGTATTAAAAGTCGTAGTGGTTGTAGTATTAGTTTCAAAAGTTGTAATAGTTGCATATGCAGTAATCGTGTTGTACGTAGTTGTAGTACTCGTGTTTGTTTCAAAAGTAGTTATAGTGCTATAAGTAGTTATAGTATTATATGCAGTTATTGTATCTCTTGAAGTTTCAAAGGTTGTGGTAGTTGACTTTGAAGTTCCTGTTGCCCTTGTTTCAATAGTGTTTTTAGTAGTATTGAAAGTTGTGGTCGTTGTAGTATTAGTTTCAAAAGTTGTAGTCGTAGACTTTGAAGTACTTGTAGCTCTTGATTCTAAAGTAATTCTTGTTGTTTCAAAAGTCGTGGTCGTAGACTTAGTTGTAGCAGTATTATAAGAAGTTATAGTACTCTTAGTAGTTATTGTATTTTTTGACGTTATAGTTGCCAATGTAGTATTGTAAGTTGTAGTGGTCGTAGTACTTGTATTAAAAGTTGTTGTAGTGCTATAAGTAGTTATTGTACTATAAGTTGTAGTAGTCGTAGTGCTTGTTTCAAAGGTTGTACTTGTTATATAAGAAGTAATCGTATTGTAAGCCGTAGTTGTAGACTTCGAAGTATTAAAAGTTGTGGTAGTCGATTTAGACGTTCCTGTTGCTCTTGTTTCAATAGTGTTTTTAGTAGTATTGAAAGTAGTAGTCGTAGTTGTAGTCGTATTAAAAGTTGTAATAGTTGCATACGCAGTAATCGTGTTGTAAGTTGTAGTCGTAGACTTCGTAGTATTAAAAGTTGTAGTTGTGGTTTTTGATGTACCTGTTGCTCTTGTTTCTATAGTACTTAATGTAGTATTAAACTTTGTAGTAGTTAACTTAGAAGTACCTGTTGCTCTTGTTTCTATAGTAGACAAGGTAGTATTAAAAGTTGTACTTGTTATGTAAGCAGTAATAGTATTAAAAGTTGTAGTGGTTGACTTTGAAGTAGAAGTATTTCTTGTTTCAATAGTTGACCTGGTAGTTTCAAAAGTTGTAGTTGTAGACTTAGAAGTACCCGTTGCTCTTGTTTCGATAGTATTTCTCGAAGTATTAAAAGTTGTACTTGTTATGTAAGCAGTAATCGTATTGAAAGTAGTAGTCGTAGACTTTGAAGTTCCTGTAGCTCTCGTTTCTATAGTACTTAATGTAGTATTATAAGTTGTAATAGTTGCTAACGTAGTATTATAAGTTGTAATTGTATTTCTTGAAGTTGCAGTTGCCTTAGTAGTTGCAGTGCTTCTTGTAGTATTAAACGTTGTAGTAGTTGATTTAGACGTTCCTGTAGCTCTTGTCTCAATAGTATTCCTTGAAGTATTATAGGTTGTAGTGGTTGTAGTACTCGTATTAAAAGTTGTTGTGGTACCATAAGCTGTAATTGTATTAAACGTAGTGGTTGTAGATTTTGTAGTATTATAAGTTGTAATTGTACTATAAGTAGTAATTGTTGCAAATGTGGTAATCGTACTATAAGTGGTTATCGTATTGTAAGAAGTTATAGTATTCTTAGTAGTGTTAAACGTTGTAGACGTAACATAAGCAGTAATCGTATTAAATGTTGTAGTAGTTGACTTTGAGGTTCCCGTAGCTCTTGTTTCAATAGTACTTAATGTGGTATTATAACTTGTAATTGTAGCTTTAGAAGTAATGGTAGCTCTTGTTTCAAGTGTATTCTTTGCAGTATTAAAAGTTGTAATTGTACTATAAGTTGTAATCGTGTTAAACGTTGTAGAAGTTGTTCTCGAGGTAGCAGTACTTCTCGTTTCAATAGTACTTCTTGCTGTATTATAACTTGTTATAGTTGACTTCGAAGTACCTGTAGCTCTCGTTTCAATAGTTGACCTTGAAGTATTAAATGTTGTAATAGTTGAATACGTGGTAATCGTATTGTAACTTGTAATAGTTGACTTTGAAGTTCCTGTTGACCTCGTTTCAATAGTTGACCTTGTGGTATTATAAGTTGTGAGTGTAGACTTCGAAGTACCTGTCGCTCTTGTTTCTATAGTTGACTTTGAAGTAGCAGTAGACCTCGATTCAGCCGTATTTCTTGCTGTATTATAAGACGTAATTGTGCTATAAGTAGTTATCGTATTGTAAGAAGTAATAGTACTTTTAGAAGTAATATAAGTTGTAGTAGTGCTATAAGTGGTAATTGTATTATAAGAAGTAGCAGTGCTTTTTGTAGTATTGTACGTAGTAGTAGTTGCTTTCGAAGTAGAGGTTGCTCTTGTCGTATTTTTTGAAGTACTTCTAAAAGTAGTGTAACTCGTATTTGTATTGTATATAGTAGTTCTTGAAGTATTTGTTGCAAATGAAGTAGCAGTAGACCTCGATGTAATTCTTTTTGTTGTTTTAGACGTATTTTTTGGTCCTCTGAATGGGTCAACCGTAATATACGTAGTATTAAAGAATGTAAAATATGTAGTAGTAGTATTCTTAGCAGTAATCGTAGTAAAACTTGTATTTCTTGAAGTACTTGTTGCTCTTGAAGTAATGAAAAAAGTAACAAATGTAGTACTAAAAGTGGTAATGGTATTGTAAGAAGTTATAGTATTCCTTTGAGTATTAAAAGTAGTAATTGTATTTTTAGATGTACCGGTGGCTCTTGTTTCTATCGTTGACTTCGAAGTGTTGTAACTTGTAATTGTACTTTTAGATGTACCGGTTGCTCTTGTTTCAATAGTTGATTTTGAAGTAATAAAAACCGTAACCGTACCATAAGTAGTTATTGTATTAAAAATTGTGGTCGTACTATAAGTCGTTATTGTGTTGTACGAAGTTATAGTATTCCTGTTAGTAGAAAAAGTTGTAATTGTACTATAAGTTGTTATTGTGTTATACGAAGTTATAGTGCTTTTAGATGTACCGGTTGCTCTTGTTTCTATCGTTGACTTCGAAGTATTAAAAGTTGTTGTAGTACCATAAGTCGTTATTGTATTATAAGCAGTAGTAGTGCTTTTTGAAGTAATAAAAACCGTAACCGTACCATAAGTCGTTATTGTACCGAATACGGTTGTAGTATTTCTCGAAGTAGAAGTAGACCTCGTTTCTATTGTTGACTTTGAAGTATTAAAAGTTGTACTTGTTATATAAGCAGTAATAGTGCTATAAATAGTTGTCGTAGCTTTTGAAGTAATAAAAGTAGTTATGGTACTATAAGTCGTTATTGTGTTGTACGAAGTTATTGTGCTTCTTGATGTAGAAGTGCTTCTTGACTCCGCAGTATTTCTTGAAGTATTAAAAGTAGTAATAGTTGACTTTGAAGTTCCTGTTGCTCTCGTTTCAATAGTGCTTTTTGAAGTAGAAGTATTTCTTGTTTCAATAGTTGACCTTGTGGTATTATAAGTCGTTATAGTTGACTTTGAAGTAGCGGTAGACCTTATCTCAATAGTTGTTTTGCTGGTATTGTAAACCGTAGTAGTTGTCCTCGAAGTATTAAAAGTTGTTGACGTGGTATAAGTAGTTATCGTGTTGTACGAAGTTATAGTATTCTTGTTAGTTTCAAAAGTTGTAATAGTATTAAACGTTGTAATAGTATTAAACGTTGTGGTAGTTGACTTTGTAGTATTATAAGTTGTAATAGTTGATAACGTGGTATTAAAAGTTGTTATAGTACTATAAGTTGTAATTGTATTGAAAGAAGTAATAGTGCTTCTTGAAGTAGAAGTAGACCTCGTTTCAAGTGTATTCCTCGAAGTATTAAAAGTTGTTGACGTGGTATAAGTAGTAATTGTATTATATGAGGTTATAGTGTTCTTTTGAGTATTAAAAGTTGTTATAGTACTATAAGTCGTAATTGTAGAATATGTAGTTGTTGTACTTCTTGATGTGCTGGTAGCTCGTGTTTCAAGTGTATTTTTTGAAGTTTCAAAAGTAGTTATGGTACTATAAGTAGTAATCGTATTGTAAGCTGTAGTTGTAGTTTTTTCAGTTCCAAAAGTTGTAATAGTTGAATAAGTAGTAATTGTATTATATGAGGTTATAGTATTCCTCTGAGTGTTAAAAGTTGTAATAGTTGACCTCGAAGTTCCTGTGCTTCTTATTTCAATAGTTGACTTTGAAGTTTCATAAGTAGTAATAGTTGCTAAAGTAGTATTAAAAGTCGTTATGGTACTATAAGTTGTAATTGTATTATATGAGGTTATAGTATTCCTCTGAGTGTTAAAAGTTGTAGTTGTAGTTTTTGAAGTTCCTGTAGCTCGTGTTTCAAGTGTATTTTTTGAAGTATTATAAACCGTAGTAGTTGTTTTACTTGTAATCGTACTTCTTGTTTCAATAGTTGACCTTGAAGTTTCATAAACCGTAGTAGTTGACTTCGAAGTATTAAAAGTTGTAATAGTTGAAAAAATCGTAATAGTATTAAAAGAAGTAATAGTGCTTCTTGAAGTAATAGTATTATAAGTAGTTATAGTATTTCTTTGAGTGTTAAAAGTCGTGGTAGTTTGATAAACCGTTATAGTGTTATAAGTAGTAGTAGTTGATAAGGTAGTATTGTAAGTTGTAATAGTTGCTAAAGTAGTATTAAAAGTTGTAATTGTAGTATAGGTAGTAATAGTGTTGTACGAAGTTATAGTATCTCGTGTAGTATTAAAAGTAGTTGAAGTGGTTTTAGAAGTTCCTGTTGACCTCGTTTCAATAGTTGACAAAGTAGTATTGTATGTTGTAGTAGTACTTTTTGAAGTAGCGGTACTTCTTATTTCAATAGTTGATTTAGTAGTATTGTAAATTGTAGTAGTTGACTTTGAAGTATTAAATGTCGTAATAGTTGAATACGTGGTAATTGTATTATACGAAGTTATAGTATTTCGTGTAGTTTCAAAAGTTGTAGTAGTTGTTTTAGAAGTACTTGTAGCTTTAGTAGTTAGAGTTGCCAAAGTAGTTTCGTAAGTTGTGGTAGTTGACTTCGAAGTAGATGTTGCTCTTGTAGTTGCAGTAGATAACGTAGTTTCATAGGTTGTAGTAGTTGACTTTGAAGTATTAAACGTTGTGATAGTTGAATACGTAGTAATAGTATTGTAAGAAGTAATTGTAGACTTCGTAGTATCAAACGTTGTACTTGTGGTTCTTGAAGTAGATGTAGAACGTGTTTCAATCGTAGACAACGTAGTTTCGTAAGTAGTAATAGTTGCTAAAGTAGTATTAAAAGTTGTTATAGTGCTGTAAGTCGTTATCGTATTATACGAAGTTATAGTATCTCGTGTAGTATCAAAAGTTGTGGTAGTTGTTTTAGATGTAGACGTAGCTCTTGCTGTAAGAACTGCTAATGTCGTTTCATAAGTGGAAATGGTTAACCTTGAAGTAGATGTATTTCTTGAGGTTGAAGTTACCAACGTAGTTTCATAAGTAGTAGTAGTTGACTTTGAAGTTTCGTAGGTTGTAATTGTATTAAAAGTTGTAATTGTATTAAAAGTGGTAATTGTATCTCGTGTAGTATTAAAAGTAGTTGAAGTAGTTTTAGAAGTTCCTGTAGCTCTTGTTTCAAGAGTAGCTAAAGTAGTTTCATACGTAGTAGTGGTTGATTTTGAAGTAGAAGTGTTCCTGGAAGTTGATGTTGCCAAAGTGGTTTCAAAAGTTGTAGTTGTAATTTTTTGAGTCTCAAAAGTAGTTATAGTGTTAAAAGTTGTAATCGTATTATAAGTCGTTATAGTGTCTCTTTGAGTATTAAAAGTTGTTGTAGTAGTCTTTGTGGTATTGTAAGTTGTAATAGTTGCTAAGGTAGTGTTATAAGTTGTAATAGTTGCTAAAGTAGTGTTAAAAGTTGTTGTGGTGGTATAAGTAGTTATCGTATTATATGAAGTTATAGTATCTTTTGTAGTTTCAAAAGTTGTAGTAGTTGTTTTACTTGTGAGTGTACTTCTTGACTCAATAGTAGCTAATGTAGTATTATAAATAGTCGTAGTATCTTTTGAAGTTTCATAGGTAGTAGTAGTTGACTTTGAAGTTTCGTAGGTTGTAATTGTATTAAAAGTTGTAATCGTGTTAAATGTAGTTATAGTATTCTTTTGAGTATTAAAAGTAGTTGAAGTAGTTTTTGTAGTATTGTAAGTTGTAATAGTTGCTAAGGTGGTATTGTAAGTAGTGGTAGTTGTTAAGGTGGTATTGTAAGTAGTAATCGTATTGAAAGTTGTAATCGTGTTAAACGTAGTAATTGTATCTTTTGTAGTGTCAAAAGTTGTTGATGTGGTTTTAGATGTAGTCGTGTTTCTTGTTTCAATAGTTGCTAAAGTAGTCTCATAAGTTGTAATAGTTGCTAACGTAGTATTGTAGATAGTAGTAGTTGTTTTAGAAGTTTCATAAGTGGTTATTGTATTAAAAGTTGTAATTGTGTTAAATGTGGTAATTGTATCTTTTGTAGTTTCAAAAGTAGTTGTTGTAGTTTTTGAAGTTAACGTAGACTTAGAAGTAGATGTAGCCAAAGTGGTTTCATAAGTAGTAATAGTTGCTAAAGTAGTATTAAATGTTGTAGTGGTTGTTTTTGAAGTTTCATATGTAGTGATAGTATTAAAAGTGGTTATAGTATTGAAAGTAGTTATTGTATTTTTAGTGGTTTCAAAAGTAGTTGTGGTTGTAGTATTAGTTTCAAACGTAGTTGTGGTTGTAGTATTAGTTTCAAAAGTTGTAGTTGTAGCTATTTGAGTTTCAAAAGTTGTGGTGGTGGTATATGTAGTTATAGTGTTGTAAGTAGTAATTGTATCTTTTGTAGTGTCAAAAGTTGTTGATGTGGTTTTAGATGTGGCTGTACTTCTTATCTCAACCGTAGACTTTGTAGTTTCATAAGTTGTGATAGTTGCTAACGTAGTGTTGTACGTAGTGGTAGTTGACTTTGAAGTTTCATAAGTTGTAATCGTATTGAACGTGGTTATAGTATTAAAAGTTGTAATTGTATCTTTTGTGGTTTCAAAAGTAGTTGAGGTGGTTTTGGTAGTGTTATACGTAGTAGTAGTTGACTTTGTAGTATTGAAAGTAGTAGTGGTTGATTTCGAAGTTTCATAAGTTGTAATTGTATTAAAGGTGGTTATGGTATTATAAGTCGTTATAGTGTCTTTAGTAGTATTAAAAGTTGTTGAAGTAGTTCTCGATTCAGTAGTAGATTTACTTGTAGCAGTTGCTAACGTAGTGTTATATGTAGTAATAGTTGACTTCGAAGTACTAAAAATTGTAGTTGTAATTTTTTGAGTCTCAAAAGTAGTTGTAGTATCAAAAGTTGTAATCGTATTATAAGTCGTTATAGTGTCTTTAGTAGTATTAAAAGTTGTTGAAGTAGTTTTAGACGTTTCAAAACTTGTCGTAGTTTCTTTAGTAGTATTAAAAGTAGTGGTAGTTGACGTTGTAGTATTGTATTGAGTAGTGGTTTCTTTTGTAGTATTAAAAGTTGTTGTAGTAGCTTTACTTGTAGCAGTTGCTAATGTAGTAGCAGTTGATTTTGAAGTAATTTTTGAGGTAGAGGTAGATTTAGTTGTATTAAACTCTGTGTTGAATTTTAATTCATCAAGAAATCCAAAAGCGCCGTTAGCCATAATATACCCTTAATTCATTATGAAAACGGGCCTAAATAGTTGACTGCCACGTTACTTGTGTTAACCACGTAGTACGACATTAATGATATGCCGTCGGCGGTTGTGTCAAATGCTATAGAATCTCCTCGAGGGGTTTTAAACAATGAATTAAGAGTTATTGAATGACCACCTGAACTATCTTGTATAAGAGCGATAAGTCCACTTTGTCCTTCACGACCTGTTAGGTTTGTTGGAGTTAAAGTGACATCACCGGTTAAAGTAAGATTATAATTGTTCTTTGCAGATAAGTCAATATTATTAGCGCCTGATATAGAAGTTGAAGTTTGAGTTACGGTAAAGGCTTTATTACAATTTACGTTTCCACTGAAAATAGCGTCACCGCCTTCAGACATATCTAATTGTAATGCAGTTATAGTTGCACCGCCATCATTACCTTTAAATAATATGTCTTTATTTGATGTTGCAGATTTTATAACTAAATCGGAAGATACTCTACTCAATCTACCAAATTCAGTTCCATTATCTTTTAGAATTACATCCGCATTATCAGCGTCTAAGATAATATCACCTGCTACATCAAGAGTAAAGTCACCTGATGTGTTTTTAAAATCACCACTTGCTGTAATATCACTAAGTACAGCATTACTGCCTGATGTTATTACTTTTTTCCAACTCGGCATTTACTACTTCTCCTACTATATGGTTGGTTACTCTTTTGAGCCCACTTCCCTTTCGGGCCAATATAGACTATACTACTACTACTTACTAACTACTTCTTTCTTTTGTTCTAAAATTTTAAGTTTGTCTACTTCTTTAAAAATTTTAGAAAGTAATCCTCCTACAAAAACAGAATCTTTTCCTTTTATAGTAGAATTAAAAATACACTCTTTTATAAAATCTAATTCGTTTATATCCAACTTCATTTTAATGTAACCTCTTATACTCATTCTGTAACCATTGAACCGTATCAATTGCTACTTGTAAATCACTACCTCTTAAAGATACTGATTCTCCTATAACTCTTAACAACCACTCAATGTGTTTTCTTTCCAAATCTAAAACTTGATTTGGAGTATTCATTGCTTTTGTCGGTTGAACTTTCTTTTTCTTTTTCGGGTCAACCTTATCTATTAATCCCATAATATAACCTTATCTTAAAATTAAGAGTAAATAAATATATCTCCTGTTGCAGTATTAACGTGCATCATACCAATTCTGTTTGCTGCTGCTGTTCCAAAATCATTTGGATTTGAACCATCGTTAGGGTCTAATGCAGAACCTGAAACAGAAACTATATACTGAAATCCTGCGGTAGTAGTATCTACTGATGTAGCGTTTTGTGCTAACTTATCTTCTGCACCAACAGCCCATCTATTTATATCATCATCAAATACTAATGCGGCACCATTAAATGATGCGTCAGTTTGTACTATGATACCACCATCACCCGCAGCAGAACCACTATTAAGTAAAATAAATTTATCTTCTACTAATAAGTTTGCTACTTGTTGTTGTATCGTATCACCATATATTGTCAAGTCGCCATTAATTCTAACATTATCTCCAAAAGTTACTTCAGATGTTCCTGCACCAATTGTTACAGAAGATTCACCTGATAAATCAACATCTAATGCTGAACCTGCACCGCCTGTTAATCCTGTACCTGCTGCTGCTGATGCTATTCTTATTGTACCACCATTAGCTTCTAATCCTGTTCCTGCTAATGGAGTTGCAAGTTGACTTATATTTGCTCTTTTTTCTACGGTAGAATCACTAAAAATAAATAAGTCACTACCTTCTATTGTAGCACCTGTACCATCTGAACCAAAAGCATCTATATTTAAACCTGTTGCAGATACGCCTGTAAGATTTGAACCATCTCCATGAAATGAACCACTAATTAAAGAACCACTTATGTGACCTTCTGATACAATCTTAGAAGAACTTACTACTGCATTTGCTCCTCCTGCAAGTAAAACGGTTCCATCAAAAGTTAAATTTGCTTCACCTTGAAAAGCGTCTGTTCCTGTAGCAGTTAAAACTCTGTTATTATCACCGGTGCTCATAAAATCAGAAACATCTACTGATAATTGACCACTTGCCGCATCTAAACCTGTACCTGCTACTCCTGTTACAAAGTCTGCTACAGATTCTTTCTTTGTAGCATTAGAATCGTCAGCATCAATTATTACTATACTATCGTTTGCTACATTTACAGCGGCCGCACCAACTTCATTTAAATCTACTGAAAGTGCCGTTCCACCGCCTCCTGCGAGACCTGTTCCTGCTACAGATGTGGCAAGTGCATCTGCATCAACACCAGCGTCTTTAATAGACAAAGTTCTTTCAGCTGAACCATCGTATGTAGTACCTGTATTAAATTGAATAGTAGCGTTATCTACTACTAAATTGTTTGATATTGTTCCCGCAATATTAGTCAGTGCAGAACCATCTCCTTTAAAGAAAGAAGCAGTTACATCATTAAGATGCGCTCTACTGCCTGATACTACTACTTTTTTCCAACTTGCCATTAGTTTTCTCCCTGTTTAAGGTTATCTCTTATAAATATACATATTCTAAAATTTTATTCTATCTCTATTGAAATCCTAAGTAAAAGGCACTACCACTATACATTACACCGCCGGCTGTTGCTGGTGGAGTGCCACCTTGTATTTCACGTAATAAAAACATTGATGCTGTTACATTACTCGTCACTACACGAGAACCTGTAGAAGATGTTAAAGTTATTGCATTACCATCTGAAGAAGCTACTATAGCATCGCCTACAACATTGATTGACCTAATATTTTGACTTAGTAACACACCTTCATCAGAAGCGGTTATAGCTAATCCACCGCCTCCGCCTCCGCCTCCGCCTCCACCGGCGAGACTTGATAAATCTACAGAGTTACCATTTGATATACTTAATCCAAAAGTGACGGGATTATATGTTAATGTCTGATTATCTACATCTGAACCTGATGGTACACCTGTTGGTAAAAGTGCTTTAATTTGTGCCGCACCACTTACTATTCCAGGAATCTTTGAAGCAATATGTACTTGTGAAAGTGAACCACTTATAGCAGCTGCTAATTGTGATGAACCACTTACGGTTCCCGCAGGAAAATGTGATAGTACTTGTGCAGAACTACTAACTATTCCTAATCCAACAATTCTTTCAGGTTTAAATGAACCTGTAAACGAGCCCGTAAACGAACCTGTAAAATTAAAATCTGCTGTCTCCCATCCATATTCTCCCGTCAATGAACTTGTGACATTTGTAGTTCTTAAAAATTGTCCTGATTGTTGTGGCGCTTTCGCCTGTCTTGTTAAATCTATTTTAGCCAATTACTTTCTCCACTCTATACTTAATTAGTAAAGTGTCTTGATTATCTACTGCCAAGCCACTATGGTCAGCACGTGGTTTATATAAAACTAATTGTTCAAATCTTGAACCTGATAAATAATAATCTGTAACAACATCTCTATCAGTTTTTTGGTCTTCTGTAGTCTGTTGTTCTAATCCGTTTATTTTAAAAGTAACACTTCCTGTTACTACTTTAAAATTTGTTGGAACATTTATATTATAAACTTGTTTAGTTGAATCATTAATTACAGGTGCATCACTATCTAAAAATTCTCGTCTATCTTCAAAAAGAGTTTTTATATGATTGTGAGAAACAACATCATTATATCTTGTTGACAAACTACTTGTTAAATGTAAATTATAAGGTTTTACAGAGCCATTAATCGTGTGTCTAAATCCTAAATCTTGAGACACGTTGTTTCCATCATCTACAGATACTATAGCGTTTATTAAAATTCTTCGTGTTTCTGTTGCGTTTGGCATTATAGTCCTTGATTAAATCTTATTTTTAGTCTATCTTCATCTTTTAAATTATATCCATAAGAACCTGTTACTTTGTAAATAGTAACTTTATCAGTATCAGATTTAAAATAATCAGATGAGTGTACGTTAGGTGCTTCATTTCTTCTCAAAGCTAATCCGTTTAAATAAATTTCTAAAGTATCACCATTAATATTTTGTGAGCCTGTGCCTTCTAAACTAACTTGAAATACTTGATTACCATCTCCATCAAGTGAAGCAGATTGACTACCTGAAAAATATTGTTGTTTAGTTAAAAGATTTCCTTGTACGTATCCATAAGTTACTATAGCTTTTGTATCAGCTGAACTTGTAGGAAATCCTTGTCCTCTCATAACATAAAGAGTAGGTCCACTATTTGCATTAGTAAATTCTAAATCTTCTTGTTGACCTATTTGATTTGTTCTTAAAAAATCTGTAGCATCAGGCATTACTCTCTCCTACACCTGTCCTTCTACAGAGGGAGGACTATAATTGCTATTATCATTTGTATCATTGTTAGTCAATGTTTGATTAAGATTAGTTGAAGTTTCTGAAAAGTTAGTAAAAAACTTTGGTGAGAAGCCTCTTTGTGTATTCGATACACCATTAAACTCTTCAGGTAATAGATATCCATTAAATGTAAAACTAAAATTAGTTCTAATTAATCTTTCTTGTTCATATTCAGAAGCATCTTGAAAACTATCTATAGTTGCACGAAATTTAAACTTACCAGGGTCACCCCAATAAGCACCATCTGTAAAATTAATCCTTTCAATAATGCTATTCATTTGGTCTGTAAAATTTGTCCAAACTATAGCTTCATAATTCATAATCATATAATCAGGCATAGTTACAGAATGAAACTCATTACTTGGCACAGCACCATTCATTGCACTCATTAAATCATAACGATTGTTAACAGAATACTTTTTTTGAAACTGATAACTAAGTCTTGGTTTATTAGCGTCTAATTTATCAATCGAATAGTTGGGGTCTTTTTCAATAGACACTCTTCTAAAAGCTATAACAGGAATAATTCTTTTTTTATTTCTATCAACCATCCAACCTGATTTTCTTACATTCGCCCATCTTTCAGGATTAGCATACATAATAGGAACTTTTACTTTATTACCATTTTCTTCTACTGCAGGTCTAATTACTTCATTGAAATAATACATAACAGCCGCATCGTGGTCCATAAGAGTAATTGAATAATTTTTTTTGTAATCATCATTATCTCTTCTTAATTCACGAGACCTATTAATAGTTCTTTTTTCTGTATACTCAACAGGTCTTGATAATTTTGGTTCTATAGTTCTACCTGCCATTATATCGCTCTCACTTGTTCAATACCTAAACTACTTAAACGTGTTAGGTATGCGGTTGCTACTACTGAAAAGTTTTGGTCTTGCATACCACCTATTAACTGATTTTCATTCAAACTCGATATAGTCCAATATGCGTAATTCCAATTCACAACATCACCTAAACTAATAACCGTTTTAGATTCTAAAACTGAATCTCTTAAAAATGCAAACGTTACATTTTGATTTCTTTCAGGTCCAAATTCATCTGTGTTAAAATCAAAATCTTCCGCATCAATAACACATTTTAAAGTAACACCTGGTTTCCATGATTTACCTGATGCGGCTTCGCCATACATATCAACGGGTGTTTCTCTTTCATCAAGTTGATATATAGTAACTTCTTGATTTATGATACCTTCTTTACTTCTAAAAGAATCACCAAGTAGCTCTTTATTAACTTTATGAAAAAAATTATTATCTCTCGTTGAGAGAAATCTTCCTGCCATTATCTTATCCTATGTAAATAGGGTATGGAACTTTTTGTAGTTTTTCTTGCAATGCTTCTGCTTCATCTCTTTCTGCTTCCATCATTGCCTTTCTACTTGTTTGTTCTAATATTTCCCTAAGTTGTGTTACTAAAGTTTCTTTTTCAGCTGAAGCTTCATTTCTTAAAGTATCACCATCCATCGTCACATCACCATTTGGTATTGGAACTGAACCATATTTACTTCGTATTGTTCCTAATAATTCTTTACAAAGAGCAAGTGCATATTTTTTAATCCATTGTTTACCAACATCGTTAATGTGTCTAAACTCCATATTATCATATGGTGCATTACTAATATCACTAACTCTTCCTACACTACTACCTTTTAAAGGATTGCCTCTGTCGTCTTTTACTAAATACTTAAAATGTAGTTTGTATGTTTCTGTAGGCTTGGGAAAAATTCTCAATTTGTTATTTACTAATTCAAATGAGTAAGCAGACTTTCTTATTTGGTCATTTAATTCTATACCTTGTATTCTTAGTAAATCTGCATACATCGGCATTAACAAAAATTGTATAGCAGGTGAATAATTTCCCCAACCAAATGAATCTAAAAGATTTAAATTATTACTATTAACACCTGCATAAGGGTCAAAGTATTTATTTACTGCGGCAGGTCCTTCATAATAGACTTTTCTAACTTCTATAGCATTACCACTTTCTGAAACATCAGCATATAAAGAGTTTAAATCATATTCTTGTGAACCACTTGTTATGTCGATAGAACCTGTTTTAAAGTCTACCGTACCACCTACTCCTGCTTCTGTACCATATTGTTCAGAAAGAGTTATGAATCTACCAAAAGAATTTGTAACAGGTCTGTGTGTTAAATTAGAGCCTGTAGATTGTCCTTGTAAAGATAGTAAATTATCTTTTATATTGAATTGATTTACTTGTGCTGAATATTCAGTTATAGCTTCTTCATAACAAGCATAAAATGAACCTGATTGTAGTTCTATATCTACAATAGGATATCCAAGTCTTTTAGCAGCCCAATCTGCAAATCTATCTACAGAGTGTGTACCTGAACCTGAAAATTCTAAATCATTATCATAAAATCCGTAAGGTGTACTTCCTGTTGAGAAAGTACTTGTACCTGACCAAATAGGTAATTGTGACATTTATTTCTCCAAAGCTTCGTGTCATATATAAATATAAAAAACTTAAATTTCTGAAGGAATAGAAAAAGAAAAAGGCCCAAAACAGGGCCTTTTTCCTTAAAGAGTATAAGTTAAATTACTTACACTTTGTCAACGTCAGCAACGATAACTTTACCGTAGAACTCAGGACGTACCATCTTCTTAGCATAACGTGTCATTACGCCTTTACGAGGTGTGAAATTCACAGGGTCGTAAACAAGAGGTGTCATAATTAACGGAATGTATGGAGCATAGACAGCACCTGTTTCTAAGAAATTACTTCCTCTGAAACCACATAGGATTTGATTCTCTAACATATATGGGTTCTTGTAAACCGTATATCTGTTATTAAGAGCACCTATCTGCTGTACACCCATCGCATACTTGTTGTTGTTAGCATCACCATTAGTAGCAGCTGCGTAGCCAGGAATGCTTTCTATGATTGTTGCAGTCTCAGGAGACACAACAATAAAGTTAGCACCACCACGTAGTGTTTTCTGATGGATTGCGTTACTTACGGCTTGTATTTTGTTTCCAAGTGTTTGGAACCACTCGCCTTTAGTGTAAGCATTTGAGTTACCGGATACTTCTTCGAAAGCACTTCCAGCATTATTGATTTCGAATCCAACTTTCGCAGACCAATTTTCTGTTCTTGCAGAAGCGTCAGCCATTAACATATCAAGAATTTCTAAATCTATTTCCATAGAAACATATTCAGAAAGCATAGATG